TAAAACTTCATCATCTATACCATCTATTTTAACTTTCATTACTTCAAGAGTAATAGATTTCTTATATTTTAAATAATATCCTATAATAGTTCCAACTAACCACTTATTTGCATCAGATTCAAAATAACTACTCTCGATAATATCATGAATAGTTTGTAAAAATATTTTATCTTCCAATAAAGATGATATTACTTTTATTTGAAATTGTTGCCCAAAGCGTGTTAATTTAGAATCATTCGCCATATAATTTTTTTCTTTTTTCTTCTTTAATTTTTTCTACACGTTTTAATTTATATCTATCTCTAGCTTCTTTTTTTAATTGCTCACTATTACGTTCATAATATTCCATCTGCCATTTTCGTTGAGCTTCACGTTTTTCCTTTTTTGTAAAATATTTACGTTTTCTTCCCATAAGACTTTTCTGCCATATTATTTAATTTATTAAACGAAGTGGCTAACCAACTATTTAAATTTGGTAACGTTGAATATAACTTATCATCCATAAACATTGTTTGAAATTTATGCTTAACTAACTTAGAAATTGGTTTATTAACTGTATCAAGTATTTTTAACTTTTGATGTTGTGAAATATCTACATCATTAAGTTGCATTAACTTATAATTTAAAAGTATTTTTTTCTTATTATCAAGTATAATATCATTAATTCTTTTGTTATGAATATTATTACTATCGTTAGATTTAGCTGCCTGTAATATATCCTCTATACTTATATGTTGATTTTCGTCAATTATATAAGGAAAGTTTTTCATTAAAGTCTTTTTTCCTATACCATTAATTCCAGATATATTATCTGATTTATCACCTTCAAAAATCCTTGTAAGTAAATAATTCTTAGAAGGAACTTCATAATCTTCTAATACTCCTTTAGTATCATAGAATTTTTTCTTAGTAGGACTCCAAACAGAAATTCGATTATCTACTAACTGAATAAAATCCTTATCCGTAGACATAATAATAATATCACTTTTAGGTAATACAGTTCTTGAAATATAAGCTATAGTATCATCAGCCTCTATATTATCTATTGATAGTATAGTTATAGGAAGTTGTTCAAGATATTCAACAGAACGTTGAACTTGCATAAACATTGATTTTCGTTCATCATCTACAGAAGAAAAATCATTAGCTCTATTAAGACGTATCTTTGTCTTACGCTTATTTTTATATTCTGGATATAATTTACGGCGGCGGACAGACCCGCCTTTACCATCAAATACAACTATGCATCGGGTGGGATTGAGCATTTTAATTGCATAACCGACTGATTTCAAAAAACCAACTATTCCCCCAACGTGAATCCCATCATCATTGAGAGTTGGTATAACACTAAATACTCTTATAAAGGTATTCAGGCCATCTATTATCAGTACTTTATCATCAGGCTTCCCTGAATCTATTTCGCCGCCGTGTTTTGTTATTTCATTTAATATAGATATGTATCTATCATTGTCCATCTGATTCTTCTGCTACAGTTATATCATCTATACCAAAGTTTTTATCGTATTTAAGAATCACTTTATCACAAATTAAATTGTAGCAATGTTCTCTAAACTCTACGTCTTTGAGTTGTTCACTCCAATCTTTAGATTGGAATTTAAGTTCCTCTCCATTTTGATTTGTCATAGTATACCAAGCACCACCTTGTTTTAACAATTTATGATCTTTTAGTACTTGTAGCCAACTACCATCGTCATCAATACCACTTTCAAAGTATAAATTAAAATCGGCATGCCTCATAGGAGGACCAAGTCTATTTTTAATGACTTGAGCTCTCATCTTCATACCAATAGTATTCTTTTTAGTATCTTTAATTTGTCCAAGATTCTTTAATCTGATACGAGTTGAAGCGTGGAATGGTAATGCTTTTCCACCACTTGTAGTCCAAGGGTCTCCGAACATTACTCCGAGTTTTTGACGAAGTTGATTTGTAAACACAAGAGCAATCTTTTGTCTACCAATCATTTGGGTTATCTTTCTCATAGCCTTTGATATAATAATAGCTTTAGAAGTTGCCCAACCATCTTTTTCAAAATCAGCTTCTAACTCAACTTTAGTTGTTGCAGCTGCAAGAGAATCAACTAATATAGTTACTAACCTATCTTTATCTGATTCTCTAATCTTTACAACAATTTGTTCAATGGCTTCGAAAATATCTTCTATCGTTTCTAAATGTATATACAACATATTACTTACATCTATTCCAATAGTCTCAAGAAATTCTCTACTCACAGAAGTCTCAGTATCCATATAAACTGCTACTCCTTTTTTTCTTTGTGTTTCCGCAAGAATATGAGCACCGATTAAAGATTTACCACTTGATTCTAAACCATTAATTTCAGTAATACGACCTACCGCAATACCACCATTAGGTTTATTCGAAATTGCTAAATTTAATAGAGTTGATCCTGTTGAAACAAAATCCTTTATATCTGTAGGAGTTGTATCAGAACCATCTAAAAAATAAGCGACTTTAGTATCTTTAAACTGTTTGTTAAGATTATCAGCTAAAGAACTTGCCAATTCATCTTTTACAGACATTTAAATTCTCCTCTTCAACTATTAAAGAGGTCATCAAATGCCGCAGATGCATCGGAAGTAGTTGTGCTACTTTCTAATGTTGAAACTGGAGACGGCTTATCAGAACTCTTTGGTTTTTCGGTTTCCTCTGTATCATCATCGGAAGGATTTAACCATTTTTGTAAAACTTCTGCTAATTCATCATAAGTTTGTTCGTTATAAATTTCACGAATATCCTTTTGTGAATTTAACAAAGCTTCAAGTTCCTTTGCATCTTCTGTTATTTGTGTTTGATTAGGTTTTACTCTAATAGTAGTCTTAGGAAACGAAGCACCGATTTCTTCAGCAGTTTTAAATTCGACTCCAACATCTCTACCATTTACAGGATCTGTAATATCACCATAATCTGGATCTGCAATAACTGAAAGAAGTTCCTGGTAAACTGTTTTACCAAATCCCCAGAATTTTACTCCTTCTTTTTCTTCACCACGAACAATTACAGGTGTAAAAGTTCTCATTTTTGCTTCTAACTTTTTACCTAATTTCCAATCATCTCTATTACCAGATGATTTTAGTTTGTCAGAAAATTCTTCAATTGGATCTGGACGACCAAAACTGATTGGTGATAAGTAACTCTTACCGCCAATATCATAATGAAAAAATAGTTCAATAAACGGTGTTTGCTTATTGAATTTATAAGGTACTATTCTAATTAATGTTTTGCCTGGTTGAGGTTTCCAAAGATTTGAAGTACGAGTATTCGTAGTTTGAAGTTGAGTTAATCTTTTCTTAATTGCGCTAATATCCATTTGTTATCTCCTTATTATTTATTATTTATTTAGTATTTTTTAATGATTACTATGTGTAACCATTTATAATAATATATATTAAGAAGTATGTTTAAATACCACGTTATTTTTATAACAATACATCTTTTTATATATAAAAAGTGGCCCGATTTATTTTCAAGTCTGTTAATTTGGTGGAAACTGAAAATTAATGAGCCACTTTTAAAATCTTTTGAAATTTTGGGGGTGTGGAACAGCCATTCCACATTGAATCACTTCGATTTTTGCCTTCACACTTTGTTTCCGAAAGTTACTACGATTCTCTCTTAATGCTATTAACATCGTTGAGGCGAATACAACTTCTAAACAAATGCCTTAACCCTCAAAGATTGGTTTATTCGGCCAGTTTACGGGGAGACTTCCTTTCGGGTACTCCCAGTGAAGCGAAAAAGTAGGCTACTTTTTCAAGTTAAGTGTTGACTCAAACTCCCTCATAGATTGTCATCCAGTATTACCAACATTTAGGTGAATACTCTTCTACCACAAGAAGAATTGGGATACTTTACAAGCCTTTGTCGTAACCTGTTATTCAGTCAACCCCACATCAACATGCCTGCCGATGCGTCCCATTTCAAATTTTTCAAAAAACATAACCATATATACTATGGTCCGATATTATATATATAAGTCTAATTTCTCAAAACACTGGTTTATTTTATCTAAATTACAGTTGCTCTATCCCACGTATTAATATCAATAATAGTATAAATCCTTGTAGGAATAACGTTAATACCTTCGTCATTTGTAAGTAAAAGTGTGTTATGATAATTTTCCCAAGGTACGGGAAAAGTTTTATCTAAAACCCCTTTATTCTCTTTCCGAATTATTTCGTTAAGAGCATTAATAGTATATAAAGTGTTAGTTTGTTTCTTTCTATGTAACGAAATTGTATCTCTTGCATTGTCTATATAATCATCTGTTAACTCTACATTGTATGTACATATTAATTGATGATGATCTTTTTCATTCTGAAATACATAAACCTTATCAAACAAAATATCATTACATTCTATTATTAAATCTATTATATCATATAGTCTATTTCGTTTTGCGAATGTGCAAAGTAGTTGTGTTTTCATTCTATGACCACTTCACTGAAAGCAATTCTAAAGTTGCTTGAGTTGAACCATTAAACCTAATATTCATTTCAACTTTAGCTTTACCCATAACATTATTTTCAACATCAAAAGTAAAAATTACTCCAGCAGCTGAATTAGTATCTTTTATCTTAATTTTATTTCCAACTAACTCTAATCCCCCACTACCTTCAAAAGTTTCAATCGTAGCTTTAGCACCACTTTTATTTGATTTTGCCTTAAAAAATGTTGGACTATAACCAGTTAAGCCAGACGCAAAAGCTGCAGAATCAACAAACATATTTTCATTAGTTCCTAATGCATCAACCATAAACTTAAACATCTTAATAGAAGCATATTTTTGATAAACGGTTTTAGTAAGTTTTTTTGAAAAACTTTCTGCTGCCGAATCAAACAAACTACCTGCCGGACTATAATCATATGATATAGATAATCCACCTAATTTAGACTTTATCTCATCTCTCCACTCATCAATTTGTTGAATATACGCGCCAACCCATTGATCTTCTGGTAAATCTAATCTGTCTCTTTCCATTTTATTCAAGTTATAATCAAATATTTTAGTCATACTATCAAAAGATTTAAGATAAGTTTTACCTTTACCACCTTGAGCTGATTGTTGTTTCAATGAAACTCCAACAAGTGTACCATCCGTAGCTCCCCATTCTGTTACAAATTGGTTATTTATTGGTGCTATTTGAGTGGTAATATTAGTACCAGATCCTACCGTAGTTACCACCGATCCTTTTACTAAATATGTATCTGCTGGATTCCACTTATCAGCTGGTACTTTACAAATTTGAGAACCTTTTTTTCTTACTTTATTAAAATTTTTATCTCTCTCCCATGTCCAAGATTTATATTTTTCTTTTAAACTTGTGGCTACCGATAGTGGTTGATTTAACTCATCCAAAAATCCTTTGTTTGGATTTGATGAAGGTACTGTTTTTAAATAATCTCCTAATTCTGTTTTTGTAGAACTACCTTCTCCTTTTATAGATTTTAATTCTTTTTGTAAAGTAGCAACACATTTTCCTATATTGGTTTTATCAACAACAGTTTTCCACTTAGATTGAAAAAACAAACCAACGAATCCCTCTTTAACATCAGTAGATACCGCTCCAGCAGATTTTGAACTTTTACCACCTTTAAAAGCTATCCATATTTCTAGATCTTCTCTATCAGCATATCCACCCTTTCCATTATAAACAACACTTCCAACTGATGATTGTAATACAGATTTAGTATACTTTGTTTTATAAAGCCCACTTAAACTGTTAGCAACTGTAAATATTTGATCTCTACTATCACGTCCAAGTTCTGGAAATTCTATTGTAAATTCTATTCTATTTGGATTTCCACCTTTAATTTGTGGGATATTTGCTGCAGTTGTTGAAACCAACGATGCTTTTCCAAGATTATATTTGTCCGTTCCGATTTTTTTAATATAACCCTTTATCCATTTATTAGCAGACTTTAATATATCCTTAGATAATTTCTTTTCTTTATAAAGTTTTTCAACATTTTTCTGATCTAAAGACATTTCACCTATTATAACTTTATTACCAATTTTTTTAAAAAGTTCATAACAAGCTTCAACAGGCCATTCATATTCAGTTAATACTGATTTTAATACTGTAAGATCACCATAACTTTTTAAATCAGGTAACCCATCATGTTCCTCTATTAAAGATAACCTATAGGACCATTCGTCAACTATTTTTGATACATTTATATTCATGCTAACTTCTCTGTAATGTTTTTCATTTGATGATAATTAGTTCCTTTGCTTACTTTTGTAGGATATTTACCAAACTGTTCAATTATATCTTTAACCGCATTTAAAAATACTGTTCCATCGTTCATATTAAAGTCAAACAAAAAACTATCGTAACTATATAATACCAATTTGCTTTCATAATTAAATTCCTTTAGATGAGAAATTAAATCTGTTAACATTCTCATATTATTTTCTGTCTCTGTCAATTGAATAAGATAATTAAATAATTTATTCTTATTCATATTTGATAAATTTTTCCTGTATATCTTCTTACTATAAATATTAGAAGTTATAAAATCTTCTTTTTTATAACCATTCCAGATTACATTAATATAATCATGAACTTTACTGAAAAATGGATTCATTTGAACTACTTCTATTGGAATACGACCATATAGATATTTAAATGAACGATTTTTAGATTCTTGATAATCACACCCATAAAATTTAGCCATATGTTCGTGAACTGAACCTTTAGGAAATTTATAACTTAGTAAA